TTCGTCCCACCAACCCACAACTCCACCCATATGCCATTCATCTCCCTTGTGAGAATCGGTATCAGTACTAATGGTTTTTCCCGCTCCCCCGTACGTAGGGAGAGTAGAGAGAGTCAACTAGCCTTCTTCTTAGCCCTCATGTCAGCGCCCAGCTTGAACATCTGTTCGCCTACCCGCATGGCCAGATCGGGGTCGATCTCGGCCAGCATGGCGTCCCCACTGCCTTGGTCCGTGAGCCTGATGCCCAGCATGAAGCTCTCGGTGTCGTAGCTGATCTGTACCCGCATCTTGGACGGGTCACCGATCATCCGTGCTTCGTCAGGCACTGGTTCGACGCTTTCTGGGGACCTTGCGGTCGACGTCCCAGCCGTTGCGTCCTGCCTTGAGGCGGACCGCTGCATTGCTCTGGCCGAGAAGAGATCCCAGTAGGGTGTAGGACTTCCCGCTGACCACGGCCCACTTGAGAGCGTCATCCAGCATCACCTTCGCTTCGTCGAAGTTCTTCTTGCGCTGAACCAGCTCGGTCTTCCACGCCTCGTCCTGATCAGTCAGCATCACGTCAGACTCCATTCAGTTGCGACCAGCTCGTCCTTGGCTACGACCGAGCCTTCGACGCGTACTGCTGAGGATGCAGCCAGGTGCTGCGTGTTGAACCGGAACTGCTTGTCTACCCACGTGGTGTCGCTCTTGGGGAAGCCCAGCGGAGAGACGTTCGGGTAGTTGTTGGACACTGCCTTCCAGGCCAGTGCCGCTGAACACACCTCATCGGGGAGGTGGAACTCTTGGGCCCGGGAGTACAGGTCCTCCACCCGGCAGTACTTGGTGGCGCTGTAGTGGGTCTCGATCTTGGGGCTCTTGATCCGGTGGTTCTCGACCGCGCTCACGTACTCGGACAGCATGTCGTCCCGCTCACGCCCGGTCATCAGGAAGCCCCATGAGCGGGCATCCACGTAGTCATCGATGACCCCACCCAGGCCAGTGGCATCGTGGATGGACTGGCAGTCCCCGTACTCCTGCTGCAGGCGGTTGAAGATGCCCACCATCTGCGGGTAGGGACGACGGTTGATGCGCACGTAGTGCACCAGCTCGATGGGCAGCACCGTGACGTTCCAGACCCCGATCACAGTCATGTCCTGTGCCTTGGCCCAGTCCGCTGCCACCACGTAGTCCTGGTCACGCTGGTAGCCCTTGAACCGGTACTCCTCGTGGCCCTTCACCTTCTTGATGGTCTGATCCACGGTGGGCACCGGCATGTCGAACATCCACTCCACACTGTCCGTGTCGAAGGCACGGTTGCCGATGGAGGGCTCACCTAGTTCGTACTCGACCCGCCACATCTCGGTGGGGATCTCACGCTTCTTCTGATCGATGGTCTCTTGGTCCAGCCAGCCATCGATGGGGTTGGCACTGTCCTTGTAGCACCAGGTGTAGATGGGCAGCCCCTCCCCCTTGAAGCGCCGGTACTCCTGGGCGAATGTCCCATCCGCGTTCTGCCAGGTGCTAGCCATAGCCGTCTGTGCGGGGATCTTTACGCCCAGCCAGTTCTTCTGGGGGAGGGGCTGACCTAGAGCACCCTGCAGGATGAGGTAGTCCATCTCGTCGATCTCATCGAGAAGCAGGCGTGCCGGGTGGGGACCACGCACAGTCTTCTGTGACGCGGTGAGGGGACGGATGCGAGCCTTGTTGGAGAGCAGGATCTGCAGGTTGGACTCATCGAGCTTCATGTACTTGGGAGAGCCGTCCCAGTCCCAGTACTTGCGCATGTGCTCGTGCAGGTTCATCGACTGGGCTAGTGAGCCACCCAGCAGGTTGACGTCAGCGCCCCACACCACAGCGTTGGTGAGCCCCAGGGCGGCCATCGCGTAGCTCTTGCCCGAGAGTCCTCGGGACCCGTGAACCAGCGTCTGTGGGGCTCGACCGAAGAAGCTATCAGCGAACCAGCTGAAGGGCGTGTCGTGTTCGATGCACACCTTGTACCGAGGGATGACGATGCCCCACAGGGCTTTGACCAGCTCATAGAGCTCGTCGTCATCACGGGGTGGACGAGTCAGGCTGTATCGCCCGAACGTCTTGGTGCTCTCTGGCATGGGAACAACAGTACTACGTGACTTCGGGAAGTAGTAGAGCCACGCACACGCAGATCACTGCTGCTGCCAGGATCTGGAACGCTCGCGGTGGGAAGAACAGCGAGATGAACGCGAGTATCAGTGCGACGACGAGCAAGATCGTGGCGAGCATGACCCCTCCTCAGTACTGCTGCCAGCGCATGTACCACTGACCACCGCTGGTACCACGTCCATAGAGCAGTGCGTAGGCAGTGGAGGTGTAGGACGTCTTGCCCACCCCACCCGTAGCCATGCCTGCGATGGTGCCGCCCTTCATCTCACCCATCCAGCCCGAGTTCAGCTGGTACCAGCCACCCACACCACGACCCAGATCGATGCCACCGCCCCACAGTGAGGCGATGCCCGGACTACCGCCTGGCTTGGTCACTGCACGGTGCACGCCCACGTTGACGTGCGCGTTGCCACTGACCCCGTGTGTGCTGTTCACCCGGTAGACGAAGCAGCGCACCTCCAGACCGTTGACCATGTTGGGCAGGTTGGCCGAGATGTTGCCGTTGTAGAACCAGTAGCCCTCCAGGGCGTAGTCACCACCCTGGCCGCCATAGCCGTTGGAGTTGCCCGAGCTGGTCCAGTAGTTGTTGTTGGTGGACCACTGCCCAGCATCACTGCACTGGAACTCGGCAGACACCTCACGCAGCGAGGGTGCAGGTGGGTCAGGAGCCAGCGTGGTGATCGCTGCACCACCCGAACCCGACCAGTTGAAGTAGTCGTCCTGGGCCCAGGCGTTGACCCGCACCGTGGTGCTCAGCGGGATGGAGAACGTCTGGTAGCTGCTGGGCAGGTACTTGGCACCCGAGGTGTTGGCACCGATGGTCATGTTCTTCCAGTACTCACTCCACTCCTCCGGCCCACCACTACCACCTGTGGTGGTCTGGCTGAAGTAGTCCCCATCCACCGTGCCAGGGTTGGACGGCCAAGAGCCTGTCCAGTTCGCCTTGACCACCGTGCGTGTGATGGGCAGCACTGCACCGTGTGTGACCTGCACGATGATCACGTTCTTGGTACCCGGGTAGAGGGACAGCGCCACGGTGGGTGTGGTGGGTGGTGTGCTGTCACGCACCCACACCTGCACCCACGAGGTGCCGTTGTGTCGCCACACGTAGCGTCCCGGCACGTAGCCAGTGGCTGTCCCGACCAGCGGGTTGCCACCCTTCTTCCACGTGCCGTTCAGCTGTGCAGTCCAGATCTCACCCACAAGGTCTCCTAGTACTGCACATAGAGCGAGCCAGCCTCAGCCGTCCCGGTAGGCACCGCGCTTCCTGTGCTCACCTGCACGGGCGGCGGGTACACCCGCACCCAGGCAGAGCCGTCATGGACCAGCAGACGTGGCACCGGGGTGGCATCGGTCATCCAGCAGATCGCGCCAGCCACCGGCGCAGGGATACCCGTGGTGCGTGCGGTAGCGCTGGCGAAGGTGGGCACGACCTTGCCCTTGTCCAACGCCAGCGCGAGCACCCGCACGAAGTCCGGCACGTCTTGCAGCAGTTCGTTGTCGTCGGGGTAGGGCAGCCCCAGGTTGGGGGTGGCGAGCATTCCCATGAGGGCGTCCTTACGTCGCAGCGATCTGGGTGAACGTCGTGGTCTTGTTGGCACCCGTACCAGCAGGCCCCGCAGGCCCGATGGGTCCAGCAGGACCGATGTTGCCCTGGATGCCCTGAATGCCCTGGATGCCCTGGGGACCACTACCGATCTTGCTGATCCAGAAGCGTGCACTCTGCACCTGCAGCGTGACGCCCTCTGCGTGGTAGGCGTGCAGCTGGATGATCGTGGCTGCGTCGGTGATCCGGAACGCTGTACCGATGGTCAGCTCGGTAGCGATGGTGGGTGCCGCCGTGCAGTTGATACCCGCGATGGTGGTGGCCGCAGGGGCTGAGGTGACGATGCGGATGCCACGTGCACCCACCGCGTTGCCTGCCTGCTTGGTGATGATGAAGAAGCCCGTGAGGTAGAACATGCCCACCCCAGGCTGGAAGTTGGTCACCGACTTCACGGCGCTGTAGTCATCGATGCTCACGGTGTCGAAGCTGACCGGGGTCCAGGTCGCAGTAGCGATGGACTGCAGCGTGCCGTTGGTGACCTGGGTGGCGTACTCACCAGTGGAGCCTGTGGGCCCACGCTCGCCCTGGATGCCCTGAGGTCCAGTGAGCCCTTGTGGACCAGTAGGCCCGGTGGGTCCCACAGGACCGATGCCCTGCAGCACCCCCGTGCGCACCTGGATGGTGTCCCCGGAGGACACCCGGATGACCGAGTTAGACATTCCGTGTCACCTTCCCACGCACCTCGACCTGGCCCCAGAGCAGGCGCTGCTGACGCAGTGTCGTGCTGTTCTGAGCGTCGGAGTAGGTGACGTACAGGTCGTAGTAGAACAGCCCAGGGTGCATGGCGTTGGTCTGCTTGGCGGGCATGACCAGTTGGATCAGCCCAGAGTCTTGGTTGAACGTGATCGAGGGCGGTACCTGGCCATCGGGGACGTCACCGTCGTAGATCAGCTCGGCCTCCAGCTGCCCAGTACCGGAGCGGATCTCCATCCTGATCGGTGACACCACGGAGATCGGGACGTTGTTGTAGTCCGTCCAGTAGATCTCCGCGATGAAGTCGGCATTCTGGTCGATGACGAAGTCACACTGAGCACTAGCGCTCAAGGCCCTCTCCTTCCAGCTCCTCCTCATCATCAGGGAGCTGGCCAGCCATGAGCTGGGCCCGTCCAGACTCCAGCGCTTCGATGTAGGCCTTGCGGTCACCACCCACGATGAGCACGCTGGCGAGCACCTGCTTGTCCTGAGCGTTGAGCTGGTCCATGCCGGTGAACTTGGCCCGCTGGGCCATGATGTTCAGCACCATCTGGGCTGCTCGCAGGTCACCCTTGGTGGCGTCCTCGAAGTAGGCAGACTGCAGCTTGTCCAGGCGAGAGAGCTCCATCGCGAGCAGCAGTTCACGGTCACCTGCACCCATGTAGGTGGCCATCGACATGGTGTAGCTACGCAGCGTGTAGCGCAGCTCATCGACGCTGGGAGCGTGCTCCACGTAGTTGTGGGCGACCAGGTGCTCTTGGATCTGCGCCCAGTCCATGCCGATCTGACGCATGTGGTAGACCTTCTGCGCCACCATGTCGCCGTTGTACTCGATGAGGTCAGGCACTGCGGTACTCCTCGTAGGCGACGATCAGGGTCTCGATGTTGGTGACCCCAGCATCGATGGCGTGCAGCATCTTCTTGCGCTGCTTGCGCGTGGTACCAGCCCACACGCCATACTCCTCGCGATTCTCCAGCGCCGTGCGCAAGCAGAGCGCGGACACAGGACAACCCCCGCACAACGTCTTGGCCTTCTTGATGTCACCAAGGTTGTACGGGGGTCGGATGTCCGGCTCGGAGGCCCCGAAGAAGAGTTGGTCGGCCTGCCCTAGGCAGGCTGCGTCACGGTGCCAGTCGGGGTAGAGGTCCCACATCTGGTAGGTGACGTAGCGCTCACCAGGACGTACTGGGAAGACCTCCATGTAGTCCGGCTGCTTCGGCGGCGTGATGTTGGGCTCGTCCGTAGAGAGCGATGCAGGCTGCGTCGATGAGGTCTTGGGATCGGCAGTACCTGAAGAGGTCGGGATGAGTGTCTGCCAGCCATTGCTTGACGGCAGCCTTGTCAGCATGTCCGTTGCCCACCGTTCGCTGTTTCCAGGAGGCCACAGCCACTTGGTGAGTGTCGGACAGCGACGCGTGTACTACGCCAGACGTCTGCGCGATAGCGATGGTGGACTGAATATTGCGCGCGCCTGCGACCACCGGAGCTTCGACCCACTTCGTGCCCTCCAGAAGCCCATCGGCTTCTAGAGAACGAAGGTACCGCGACATCAGCCCAAGCTCGATAGTTCTCTCGCTTTTGGGCACTTCATGATGCAGAAAGAAGCCCCTGTCGATGTCCACGATGTCGACCTTGCGGCCCCCGAGGTCGATGCCGATCACGTCACTCCCCGTTCACGTAGATGTCCAGGAGGTAGAGCAGGCTCTCGATGTCCCCGTCGCTGAGCTTCTTCTTGGGCCCGTGGATGTCGTGGAACCAGAAGCCCTCCATGCTCACGTCGTTGTAGATGAAGCTCATCGGCTTGAAGCCATCAGCGAAGAACTCTCCGAGCGCCTTGGCTGCTTGCTCCTCGTTCACAGCACCTCACCCACATCCCGCCGCTGTCTGGACAGAAGGTCCTCCTGTGAGAGCCTGCGGCTGCCCAGGTCGGCAAGGCGCTTGGCCATCTCGGAGAAGTCTCGCAGGACGCCTGTCCGAATTGCGGTGTACTCGCGGGAGTGGTGCTCGCGCTCCTGGTGGTGGATGAGCATGGTCAGCTCCATGGCCCGCGCGTAGTAGGCGGTGGCCACCTCCATCAGATCCAGGTACGGCGAGAACAGCGGTGAGTCCATCCGGCCCAGCAGGATGGCGGTGTACTCACCCAGCTCGGTGTAGATCTCCTCGGGCTCTGGCAGCCCTTGCGGGAGGACCACGCCGATCAGCCGGAGAGAGTGCTGGACTGAATCCGGATGGGCGGCTTTCGCTCCGCGCGTGATGTGAACTTTGCGACGGGGCAGCTCTTCTTGTACTGGCACCATGAGTAGGTCGTTCCTGTCTGCGCGACGCAGTCCGGCAGCATGGGCAGGAGTGCGTGAGCCTGTTCAGCAGCCTGCAGAGCGACCAGATCGTCGACGACCCGCTTGATGGTCGCCTCGTCACGGTGGACGACGTACTCCTTGAGACGCTGGTCGTTCTTGTTCTCGTACACGACGTGGAAGGTGTCCAGGTCGGCCAGGAGCATGTAGCTGTGCACCTGCAGAATGTGATCCTTCTTCGGACCGAAGGAGCTGATCTCCTCGAAGCCACGGGTGTTGATGGACTTGATCTCCAGGCCTTGGCCATTGGAGAGCATGCCGTCCAGCGTCCCGGTGAGGTTGTACTCAGCGTTGGACGCCGACACCTCGGCAGCCGTGATGTAGCCGTTGATGATCCCGGCGACCTGATGACGCAGGTGCACGTAGTCACCGTTGGCGAAGATGTTCGCGCTCTTCTCGTCCAGGAGGAGCCGCTTGGCTCCGATGTACGCCAGCTGTCGTTCGCGCAGACACCGTCCAGCTCCAGAAGCTGAGTAGGTGTTGGTCCTGACCCTCGGTGGCCGGGTCATGATCTGCTGGAGAGCGTCTCGCTCCTTCTCCAGGTTGCGCGGGCCAGTGACGTAGTCGTAGTACCTCTGGGTGACCCAGTAGTCGCCCTTCTGGCGCTTGGCCACGTCTGCAAGCTTCACGGTCTCAACTCACACTTCCTCTCGTGGATCTGTCCGACGTCATCCGTCCCGAACACTTGCAGACACCACTGACACTGATGCTTCGGGACCGTACTTGGCCGTGAGGTAGACGTCTGATCCTGTGTAGACCGGTCGTCCGCTGATGCTGTCTGTGATGACGTAGCCATCGATCAGCAGTCCTGTCTCATCCCCGCTGGTCTCTGCATAGCGATGGTGCTGATGGCAGAGCGCGATGAGGTGATAGATGTCGTAGGGGTCGAGCAGGGCTCCCCCTCGGGAGCGTTTGAGCATGTGGTGCACCTCGACCACGGGGCGACCACAGCGGGTCCAGGTCCGGGGGAGGGCGACCATCGCTTCGCACCTACCCCCGGACCGGACGACTACATCTTCTCTGGTCACCAGCCACCGGCGTTGAGGCGGCGCTGGAACTCCTTGACGCACGGGCTGTTGGCCCACAGCTCGCCGTCCTGCACCAGGCCGTAGCGTGCCTGCAGGGACTTGATGAACTGCGTACCCACCACACCGTCGTCAGTGATGCCCATGCCCTGCTGCATCTTCTTGATCAGCGGCGAGCCCTTGCCAGCGGTGTAGTTGTAGACCCAGCCACCCACGAACGCAGGCTGCTTGTTGGGCAGGTACTGGTACCAGACCTCGCCGTCCACCTCAGTACCCAGCACCTCCTGGGCCTTGGTGGTGGTGGCGTTGCCCCACATGCCATCGACCACCAGCTGACCAGCCGGGGGGCGCGGACGAGGTGGCTCGGGCTTGGGTCCCGGTACCGCAGCACCACCAGCGACTCCCGGTGCGATCCGGTCGTACATCTGGTCGATGGGCCCATCCACCGGGCAGGTCTTGCCCTTGGAGACCGAGTAGTGCATCCCGCCACCACGCTGCAGGCGTCCAGCCAGCCGAGAGGGCAGGGCGGGGAAGTTCCCGTCGATGCCGAGGCGGTGCCAGGACAGACCCTTGGAGGACTCCCCGATCTGGCTGTTCTGCGCCAGGCGCTTGGGGATGCCGTGGGTGTTGCAGATCCAGATGTCCAGGTTGATGATCGCCGTCACCTGGGCTTCGGTCCACGCCTCGCCCTTGGACTCGGTCTCGATCGAGATCGTCGCGTCGTTGCCGTGCAGGTCAGCCTCGGCACGCAGCGAGGTGTCCACGTACTGCTCCACCAGACCAGACTTGGCCACCCAGAAGTGCGAGGACGCACGCTTGGGCTGGTTGAAGAAGTTGTACAGCGACCCGTACCCCGCTGCCACGTGGTGATTGATCCGGTTGTAGGCCGCCATCCGTCCACCGGTCAGATAGCTGGTACTGATCAGACGCACGTGTGCGCCGGGGTAGATGGCCATCAGCTCTTCTTGCCCTTCTTCTTGCCCTTCTCTTCCTCCACTGGAGGAGTGGACTCACCCTCGACGTACTCCCAGTCCTCAGGGGCTAGGGACTCGTCGTAGTTCACGACGCCACCAGGACCGCCCACGTCATCCTTGGGATGCGCGGCTGCTACCTCCTCGGCGTCCTCTTCGGAGAGCTCCTCGGGCTCGGGGAACTGGTCCGGGTCAGGGATCTGCCCCTCAGGCTGCTCGGCCAGAGCCACCTCGCCGGGGATGATCTCTCGCGTGGGGTCCTCGTCCTCACCGAGCAGGGCCTTGTACTCCGGGCTCTCAGTCATGTCTTCATCCTCCGCTAGTCGTCATCCCTAACCAGGCGCACCTTGGGCACCTGGCGCTTGCGCACCTGCTCAGCCGGACGTCCATCGACCCGCATGCCTTCCGGGAAGTAGACCCCGGTACCAGCGTCCTCCACCTCCTTGGCGTACTGCCGGTCCTGCTTGTCGATGACGATCTGCTGCTCGTGGACGTCATCCACGATGTCCCTGGCCAGGGACTCTGGGACGTACAGTCCTTCCTCCTCATTGGCCACCGGCTCGTCCTCCAGCTCCTCGCTGGCCACGGCCGCCAGGGTCAGGTCGTACACGCAGGACCAGGAGCAGATGTCCCAGGTCCCCTCAGGCACCGCTCCATCCATGCCCTCCTGCACCACGAGCTCCACGTGGGGTACATCGAGCTCGTACGGGTTACCGCACACGTCACACACGAACTGCTTGGTCACTGCTCCTCCAGGAGAGAGTTGAGCGCTCCGGCCTCGTGCAGCATCGCGACGGTGCCGATCAGGTCGGACTCGATGCCGGTCATCAGGAGATCCTTGATGCCGGTGACCTGCCGGGGGTTCACCCTCGCGGTGAAGTCGGTCAGGTCGGTGAAGGGCTGGGCGGTGGTGATCGCCGTCGCAGCCTTGATGCCTACTCCCTTGATCGCCAGCAGTCCCTTGCGGACTGCCTTGCGTCCGGGGTCCATCTGGTAGCTGACGCCCGAACGGTTCACGTCCGCACGCAGAACGCGCACGCCCCGTTGCCTGGTCGCCCGCAGGTACATGGACTCCTTGGGTGACCCAGCAGCGACAGCGAGAAGTGCGGCGTGGAACTCGACAGGGTGATTGCGTGCCAGCCACGCGCACCGATAGGCAGTGAGTCCGTAGACCGTGGCGTGAGCGGCGTTGAACCCGTATCCCGCATATGCCTCCAGAGCGTGTTCCAGCCACTCCACATCGCGTTCATCCATGCCACTTCGCGCACAGCGCTCCTTGATGTCGACGAGCATCACCTTGATGACGCCTGCGGCATCTCCGATGTTGCCGTTGGAGGCCTTGACCGCCTTGAGGAAGGCCGTCAGGTCGTCAGGGTCGAGCCCCAGATCTCGCAGCACGGCGATCACCTGCTCCTGGTAGAGCAGGATGCCCTGGGTGTCCTTGGTGTGGCGCTCGATGATCTCGTGCCGCGCCTGACGCTTCTCCCCGTGCTTGCGCTTCACGTAGGACTCGGTGGCCCCGGACTGCATGGTGGCAGGGCGGTACAGCGCCATGGAGGCGATCACGTCCTTGACCGTGGTGGGCTTCAGTTCACGCATTCCGCGTGATGCCGTACCACCCTCCAGCTGGAACACTCCGGCCGTGTCCCCCTTGGCCAGCATGGTGAACGTCTTGGTGTCGTTCAGTGGGATGAAGTCCAGGCCGTCCTTGGGGTCCCTGCTGAGATTGAGAATCGTCTGCCGCAGCACGCTCATCGTCTTCAGACCCAGCACGTCCAGTTTGACCAGGCCCAGCTTCTCCACGTCGTGCATGTCGTACTGGGACACGAAGGTCTTGGAGGAAGCGATGTACATCTGTGGCACCAACTCCTCCAGCTCGGTCTTGGTGGAGGTCAGCAGCACACCTGCGGCGTGCACCCCGTAGCCGGAGATCAGGTCCATCTCGGAGAGCAGGTGCAGTTCGTCCCTGGTCTCCCTGTCGATGTTCTCCCACACCGCCTCCAGGCCCTGCTTGCGCAGCGAGGAGAACATCCGCACCCGCAGGCTGCCCTTGCCGTCCTCACCACCAGCCATGGAGTAGGTCAGCCAGTTGCCGATCTGCATGGTGGCGAAGCGGGTACTCAGCCAGTCCAGGAGTTCCAGGCGACGGGTGGACTCGATATCCAGGTCGATGTCAGGCGGCTTGGTCCTGTCCTTGCTCAGGAACCGCTCCATCATCAGACCCCACTTGATCGGGTCGACGTTGGTGATGCCCAGCAGGTAGCAGATCAGGCTGCCCGCAGCCGAGCCACGGCACTGGTAGAAGATGTCCACTTCGCGGCAGTGGTCAGTGACCTCAGCCACCAGCAGCAGGTAGCCCGCCATGCCGGAGACCTCGACGATCTCCAGTTCGTGCCTGAGCCGGTTGAAGTAGGTCTCTGACTTCCTGAAGCCCACCCCGGTGTTGTTCTTGTCGCTGATGTAGTCGGCCAGCAGGTGGTGCGTCCTGACCGACAGCGTCTCCTGGGGCTCAGCGGTGGTGAACGGCACCCGGTACTCGTAGTGGTCCAGTTCGGGGATCGTCAGAGTGTGCTTGGCCAGCAGGTGGTTCAGCCCCGCGATCCCCTTGTTGTAGCGACGGGGATCGTGGTGCATCTGCATCCACTGCTCATCGGCCATGTGGAAGCCGTCGCCAGGGAACACTGCTTCATCGGCATCGGCAGACCAGGAGATGAGCCTCTTCAGGGACTCGTGATGCTCCTTGTCCTCGGCGTGGGTGTAGTGGCTGTCCTGGGTGATGACCATCGGCAGACCGAGTCCGTCAGCGATGAGTTCCAGGTGGATGCCGATCTCCGTCTCGCTCATCGGCTCCTGATCGATGTGGTGCTGCTGCATCTCCACGTAGGTGCTGTCGGGGAACCACTGCGCGAACGAGGCCACCAGGGCCTTGGCCACGTCGAACCCGTCGTTGATCAGGGTCTGCACCACCATGCCGAAGTAGCAGCCGGTGGTGAAGGCCAGGCCCTCGGTCTCTCCGGCCTCGGCCATCTCAGCCAGATCAGCCAGGTCGAGGATGGGCTTGTAGTGGAACTGCCTGTGCGCCCTGGTGTTCAGCTTGACCAGGTTCTTGTAGCCGGTGTTGCTGAACGCCACGACGCAGGCGTGGTAGCGCTTGGCGGTCTTGTTCTCCCGGTTGTGCACCAGGTAGATCTCGGTACCGGGGAAGGGCTTGATGCCCGCCTTCTGGCAGGCCAGGTACAGCTGGACGGTGCCCGCCATGTTCCCGTGGTCCGTCAGACCCAGCGCCGGGTAGCCCAGCTGCTTGGCCCGCTCTACTAGGGAGTCGACAGAGGGCAGCGCATCGTTAGCCGAGAACCGTGAGTGGGTGTGCACCGACCAGTACTCGCTGACCTTGCGGGTAATGCGAATCTTTCTCGACCGCTGGATCGTGAGCTTCATGCGTGTCATCCTTGAATCACCTTGTGAGAGAGGCAGCCCTCGCTCTACGGAGCTAGAGGGCCTGGAGGGGGTGTCGGGAGACACCCCCTCCGTTCTGTCTAGGCCCCCAGCATGCGGATCAGGTAGTCCGCCAGAGCGTTGGGGTCGTCCTCCTCGATGACCTGGAACCCACACTGTGCGATGAGCACCTTGATCGCCTCGGGCTCCATGGCCCGCAGCTCTTCCTCGGAGAGAGTGACCTCGTCGTCCGCCTCAGCCACCTGGTCCACCGCAGGCTGAGGCTCAGAAGGGGGGTCCTCCGACTGCACGGGTGGGACGAACTCCTCGACAGGCTCTCGCTGCGTAGGCACCTCACGGGTCCGCCGTGCACGAGCGGGCTGCTCGGGCTCGGTGTCCTTCTCCTCGGGCTCCACCCGACGCGAGCGTCGAGCAGGCTTCTCGTCCACAGTGGGGTCGGTGTCCCCGAAGGCACGCCGCCACATCTGCTGCAGTGCCTCCTCGTGGTCCTGCATGTTCTCCCGGAAGGACTCCGGGTCGAACGGCTCACGCACATCATCACGATCCGCGTGCCAGGTGGTGTTCTTGTCGTTGCCCACCCGGATGACGTAGTACATGCGCCGGAACAGGTCGCCGTCGTCGCGAGCCGCCTTCAGCTCCACGTCCTCGGCCAGCCGCCCGGTGATCTTGTACAGGTCGACGTACGCGGTGTCCGCCTTGGGTGCTAGCACCTCTGCGTTCACCAGGTACTTCTTGCTGGCGTTGCGGGTCCGCTCGTTCTCGGACGTGCAGCCAGGGCAGGTGTCCCGGTCCCCGGTGCAGGGGAAGAAGGCCCCCTTGGACCCCAGCGTCTGGTCGTAGTGCTCCCAGTACGGGGTCCACTCCTCCATCTGCTCCAGGAACCGGACCTCACTCTCACCTTCCTTGAACGACTTGATCCACCGCTCGCCGTCCTCACCACCACCAGCCTCGTTCTTCACGAAGCCCTTCTTGCCGCCGAACTTCATCACCGATCTCCCATCTCTCGCACCTGTTCCACGACCTTCATCACTGTCATCTCGAAGCTCTCCTGCACGTAGGAGAGCACCCGCTCGTGTGCCTCAGCACCACTCTCACCAGCACCGACTGCGCTCTTGGCCTTGAACGTGATCCACGTCCCATCACCATCGATCTTCACGTCAGCACTCACACCGACCTCGATCTGGTCACCTTCGTTCAGGGTGGCCTTCATCGGGGCGGGCATCTCCGCACGCACCAGGCGCACCGGCTTATCTGCCACTACCGCTCCTTGAGGGTCTCGTTGCGCAGCGCGCGCAGTTCCTCGATGTCGGCCTGCGTGTAGACGTAGGCCGGAGGAGCGTCGCCCTGCGGCAGCACCATGGACGGGGCCTTGATCCCCGCCTTGTTCAGCCTGCGACGCAGCCAGGACGGGGAGACCCCGATGAGCCGAGCGGCGTCGGTCAACTTGTAGTACTTGCCAGGAGGCAGATCAGCGAACTTGCGGTCGATGGGCGACAGGTGCAGTTCCTTGGGAGCCACGTACTCACTCCTGGGGATCAGTTCGCTCTCCGTCATCGCTGTCCTCCTCCTTGCGTTGTCCCTCGCTGAACCGGATGTAGGGCTTGCTCTGCTGCACCGAGATGAAGCTGGATGCCAGCTCCTGAGAGATCTCTCCCTCTCCGATCAGGGTGATGAGCTTGGCCTTGTTGACCTTCCGGTCGGTGACGCGGTTCCAGAGCTTGACGCCTACTGCCTTGCGCAGACCGTCTTCGTCGATCTTGGTGGTCTCGGTCTGCACATAGGTGGCCCGCTGGACCTTGTCGCCTTCAGTGAGAGAGATGGTCTTCTGTCCTGCTGTCCGGAGGCTCTCTGCGAGTTCCTCTTCAGCCAACTTCAGCTCACGGATCGCCTGATCTGCAGCCTTCTTGGCTTCGATGTACCTGGTGAGAGCTCCGGATCTCCGTGTGGTGATCCGCATGAGACTGACGCTACCTTCCCTTCTCTAGCCTGCGCAAGTACTTCTGTACGTTGATCTGTCGGGATGCTCGCGACGTCCTTGGCCCCATCCCACAGCAGACGTCTGACATCGACGCCGGGGAACGCCCAGGCCACGTCGGCAGCCAGCCGGTGGCCCTCCTTGTCCTGGTCAGAGGCCATCCAGATGCGCTTGGGCCGGTACCGGTCGATCAGCCGGTACTGCGCCCGGGACAGCCGGGAGCCGTACAGCGCCATGCCGGGCAGGCCCACCTCGTACAGCGCGATGGCATCGGTGGCCCCCTCCACCAGGTAGATCTCGTCCTCCTCGACCTCGTGGTAGCCGAAGATCAGCGAACTGGTGTTCGAGCCCGGTGGGTACTTGTACTTCTGGTGGGGATCGTCGGTGCGCTGGACCATGCCCAGGACGCGCCCTGCGGGGTCCCTGAGCGGATAGACCGACGCACCCTCAGTGGCGTCGTACCCCAGCCGGAAGTGGCGGCAGGCGTCCAGGGAGAACCGTGAGAGCCAGTACTGGCCCGGGCCCGACCCATCGAAGATGGTGAGCCAGGACTCCGGGTAGTGGTCGTGGCCGTCACCCTCGATGGTGGCCAGGGCCTGGTTGACTGCCCGCACCACGGCGGACGGGGCGATCTCGATCTTGTCCGGGTCGATCTTGCCCGCCGCGCCACACGCGTAGCAGAGCCACAGCCCGGTGACAGCGTTCACGGATGCACTGGCGTGGGTGTCCGGGTGCACGTGGCAGACGAACTGCCGCTCGATCCCGTAGCCCAGCGCCAGCGCATCCTCGATACTCCGGTAGGCCATCAGTACGGGGCGTTCATCACGGAGTCGTGGATGAGCTCCCACAGCGTCATGCCACGTTCGTCTGCTGTGTCCTGCAGGTAGTGCATCTCGTCCTCAGTGAAGGCCTCCACGGCCTCAGCAACACTCATCAGTACTCTCCGTCTTCGTCGTTCTCACGAAGGTCGCGAGCCTCGTCCATCGAGATCTCGCGGTAGTCGCCGTGGTCGGCATCGAACCTCGTCCAGAAGGGGACCTTGCTTGCCCCGTGGCGGTTCTTCTCGATGCTGAACATGGAGACGTTGCTGGCGAACCTCGCCAGGGTGAGCAGGACGTCCGCGTCCTGGCCGAGGGCGTCGGAACCCGTGAGGTTCTCCAGCCGGGGTGGCCTTCCCCGATGACTGATGCCTTCCCGGTTGATCTGGGAGGCGGCGACGATGCGCGCGTCGTGTGAGAGAGCGGCCTGCTTGAGTGCGTTGGAGATCGCCGCGATGTTGCGCCAGTCGCTGATCGCGGCGGTCCCTGCGTCATCACGCATCAGGCCGATGTAGTCCACCAGTGAGAGGTCGTAGTCCTTGGCCCGGGAGCCGATCAGCCCGGGGGTGGTGGGGCCCTCGGCTGGGGTGTGGATGTGGATCTCGCCGGGTACCTCGCTGCTGATCCTGGCCAGCAGGTGCTTGTACTCCAGCATGTCGAACCTGCGGGTACGCATCTGGTGGTGAGAGACCTTGATGCCCAGCTTGTGGGCAATGCCCACATGTACCCGGTACTGCATCTGCCGCTTGGTCATCTCCAGGCTGTAGATGATGCTGCTCTGCCCGCGCATCGCGGCGTCCACCGCGATCTCCAGCAGGGTCTGCGTCTTTCCTTGTGAGGGGCGGGCGGCGATGTACCAGAGCTCCCCTCGCCCGATGCCGTCCGTGTGGAACTGGGGTGTGGGCCAGGGGACCGCGATCCGGTCCTCCGGCTTGTCGTAGTCGTCCAGGAAGGCGGGGTCCTGCAGCAGGTTGCTGGCCCGGTCGGTGACGGTGAAGTTCTCCAGGTGGGCCAGGTGCTCGTAGGCGTCCTCGACCTCCCCGGCCTTCAGCGCGGATGACGCCTGGATGAGCTTCTTGGACAGCACCCGGGTGGCGTAGTTGCGCTTGACCTCGGTGGCTGGCCACCGCACGTCGTCCTGCTCCTCGGACAGCGGGATGTCACGGAACTTGGAGGTGAACTCGTCCTTGGTAGGGCAGCGCCCGTACTGGTCGTGGAAGGAGACGATCCAGTCGAACTCCGTTCGGTAGCCGAGCATGTGCTCACTGGCCACCCCGTAGGGCAGGTGAGCCTGGGCATCTTGCTGGTTGAGCATCCCTGACAGCAGCAGTGTCTCCGGTGTCGACCGGGTCATGAGCGCGCGCCGTGGAGGGATGGCAGTTTCTTCGCCATGGGTACTTCCCCTTGTGAGTAGAGAGAGTGCGTTGGACGCTACTCCGCGAACAGTGGTTCTACAAGGTCGTAGCGCCACGCGTTCTCCGCCCACACCCAGGTACGCCACGGGTGAGTCCCACCGCGTCGTGGGATCAGCACCCGGACGGCACCGTTGTGCGGACAGGGCAGAGGGCGGGACTGCTGGCAGATCCTGCAGATGGGGTGCCAGATCTTCAGGGTCGGAAGATCCGGGAAGCACCGCCTACAGGGCACCGCGTAGGGCACCTGAGACATCGGGACTTCGACGTACTCCGCACGTGTGCGATGAGCTGACGTCCGCGCACCATGGCAGTCGGGGGAAGCATGGACATGCCCATGTCGAGTCCCCGTCGTCCACACCGTGCGTTCCATGCCAGCGACTCTCCACCTACCAGCCACCCACGTCCAGCACGGGTTAGAGACCTTGAAATGAGCCTAAAAACAGCGTATAATGGGGTCAATGGCTTCGCCATGCCCGTACTCGCCAGAGAGTGCGGGCTTTTTCCATGTGTGGAGGTGCGAATGAGCATGTACATCCGCGTCGGTGACGTGCGGATCGATGACGTCATCAACTTCGAGGGCGAGGACCTCGTGGTGGTCGACACCAGCTATCGGCGTCAGCAGGGCCGCAAGATGATCGACCTGGTCCTGGAAGTCCCGGCTGACCGGGATGACCGCGTCGTGCGCTCGCTGCCGGTCGAGGTGATCCTCACGTGGCGCGGGACGTCGCTGCTGTGACGGACGGCTTCTTCGTGCCCGAGGTGCACTACCACGTCACCAACGGCATCCGGACCTACGTCTGGAGCCGGGACGAGGGACGTGCTCAGCGCCGGATGCTGGCTGACAACCGCGACCTGCGGCTGGCTGGCAAGAAGGCTTCCAGCAGGGTCTACGCCTGCTACAACCCCGACTGCTTCGTCCTGCATCAGGACGAGAAGGAGAAGGACTGAGATGGCTGTCGACATCGTCATCCACGAGCCGGGTGACGTCATCTTCGTCATGAATCGCGGAACGCTGCTGGCGTACCGCGTGACGGAGTACGGGGACATCGTCCCCGAGAACGTTCACAACGCTCTGGAGCAGGTCGAGGAGCACGGATTCGTGGGGGTGAAGGATGGCCGTCGAGCCAACTGACGGTCAGATCCAGGCGTTCAAGATCGCCTGGAACGAGGCCAACGCACGTGGTGAAGAGCACCACCGTGTGGAGGCCGGTCTTCGTGCTGCCCTCAACTACGAGGAGCCGTACACCGAGGAGGACAAGAAGTACGACTTCGCCCTCGCAACCACGGACGCGATCAACGGTGACGGTGCCTACGCCGGAGTGAACCGGGACAACCCCAACCCGATGGTGCAGCGCGCCATCAGACGCTGGAGGGAGAAGCAGTGAGCGTCGCACAGAGCTTGTGGGCCTCCATCCAGGAGGACCCCGTCTTCATGCGCAAGATCAACGGCTGGCTGACGATCTTCTGGCTGCTGAACTTCCCACCCGTGATCGCGGTCTACATCTGGGCACCGGACGCGTGGAAGCAGGCCTCGATCCTGTACCTCGCCCTGGTGTCCATCTACGCCAACGTCGCCGGTCACCTGGCAGCCTGGCAGGCCTCCCGCATCGAGGTCATCCAGAACGAGGACGCCAACGTGGCCGACGTGCTGGAGAAGGTCGAGGAGGTCCACCAAACCGTCGTTGCTGAGCCCTACGACGACGAAGCATGGGAGAAGTGGGACTGATGCCCTCCGCTACCTCTTACGGCAACCCCGAGAAGATGGTCAGGAAGCGGATGGACGACCGGTCCGTGGTGGAGATCATCACCAACATCTGCATCGCCGTCACGATCATGTTCGTGGTGGGGGCGATCCTCACCCCGTTCGTCTACTACGTGGCCAAGGTCGTGCCGGTCCAGCAGCGTCAGATGCACGAGCTGCGCATCGAGTGCCTGGCTCACCACACCGTGCAGTCGTGCATGCAACTCACACAAGGGATACCCAATGAGTGACATCGAGAAGGTCATGGCGGCGCTGGACGTGCACCGCTGGAAGAGGCACAACGGCAACGAGCTGGAGTGCGAGTGTGGCGCGGTGGTCACCGGCGAGCAGCCGGGTGAGTACTACCACTCCCCGCTGGACGAGGCGTTCCGGCGTCACATCGCCCAGGCAGTCGTAGAGGCGCTGGGTGGGCTCGACGTGGACCAGATCCGCCAGGTCATGGAGCTGGCCTGGGACCAGGGAGCTCAGTACACGATGACCCAGTTCTCCACGGACCTCGACTTCACGGGAGTCGACCCGGCGATGAACCCCTACCACCGTGAGTGACGACGCCGCCCTGGTGATGTGCGTCCGGGTGGACGAGGACAAGATCATCGTCCCCGGATCAGTGATCCGTACCTGCCGATGCGGTGCTGACGTCTGGGTGGCCCCAGCCACCTTCGTCAAGACCGAGGGCATGGAGCCGGTCCTGGTCTGCGAGCAGTGCACCACCCCAGAGGAGCGCGAGATGTTCGCGGACTACCTGGCCAAGTGGCTCCAGGCGCTGATCGACCATGAGTGAGTACGACCAAGAGGGCTGGCCCAGCATTGCCGAGATCATGGCATCGGCCAAGCACGCCTACCACGAGCGGCTCTACTACGACATGGTCGCGCTGCTGGAGCGTGGGATTCAGAGAAAAGCAGGAGAAATGGCTAGGCCCTACACAACCGCCATTAACCATGAGCAGGAGCTCTCGACCGAGATCAGCCAGCTGACCTACGAGATCGCTCGGCTCAAGACGCAGCTGGCATCGCCACCTGCACCGTGGAAGACCTTTGGCCAGATCCCAGTCCACCAGGACGTGGAGTACTGGGGTGAGGACGGCACTGGACTCCCGATCTGGGAGCGAGTCAGAGAGGAGAAGAAGTGAGTCTCTACACCGAGATCGACCACACCTGCCCCAAGTGTGGTCAGCATCTGAACAAGGCCTCCAGCGCCTACGGCGAGGAGGAAGCGCCCTGCCCGGGCGATATCAGCGTGTGCATCAACTGCGGCTCGGTGGGTACCTACGTCGAGGGCGAGAAGCTGAACATCCGCAGGCTGACCAAGGAGGAGTTCGACGAGGTCTGGGCCGAGAGCTACCAGCTGCGCGAGGTCCTGCTGGCCTGGCGCACGATGTACCCGGAGAGGGCGCTGTGAGCATGGTCAAGGACATGGCTCTGGTGTTCGCCACGAGCCTGCGGACCAAGGACGCCTCGACCAACGAGAAGCTGGAGCAGGCCTTCGTCGAGGGGGCCCTGTTCGCCCTGCAGGAGGCCGCTGACGCCCTGCTGCGTGACGATCACCCGGCTGGTGGTCGTTCCCACCGCAAGGACCGGGTCTACGCCGCCTGGCTACGAGAGCGGGCCATCCACATCGGGGACGACTGATGCCCATGCCCTGGCGGTGCAAGTGTGGCCTGCACAGCTGGCGCTACTACCGAGGTAGCGACGGCATGGTCTGGAAGCGATGCACCCGCTTCGGCTGCAACACGTTGCGGTGGGCGCAGAAGCCGCAACGATGAGCATGCACTGCCGCTATTGCGGTGTACCTCTCTCCACCAACCCCAAGGCAGTCGGAGACATCTACCTGTCTGCCAAGTGGTTCAACGGGGATACCTACTGCCCCGATCACTACCCGCAGTACCAACCGCCCAACGAAGAAGAGGAAGACGATGAGCACTAAGACCCAGACCCCGCTGGTGCAGCCGGGGGGCGTGCAGCGTAGCGACGACCCCAACCAGCACTTCGACTCCAAGCACCCTCGGCCCGAGACGACCGAGACGCTGTGGGTCCGGCTGTTCGACGGCAAGCGGGACCACCCGGTGTTCTACCCCGGCGCGGTCATCCGTTGGGTCTCCCGAGACAACTCGGTGGGCCGTCCCTACCAGATCTACATCGCAGTGCTCGGTCAGCACCGCTGGCACATCACTGGCGCAGGCAAGCTGGCCAACCTGCTGCCCATGACCACCGAGACGCTGATCTCCACGCTGCACCGGCTGGAGATCGCAGACGGGGACCTGGACGTGCTCTCTGGCGGATGGCCCGACCGCGACCTGTGAGCAAGTGGCTCGACGACTGGGTCCCCTTCTGGACCAACCAGGACCGCGTCTGCGACATCCTCACCGGGGTGATCGCAGGCGTGGTCCTGGGCTTTGTGGTGTCCGTACTCGCCCTCATCACCTAGGGAGGAGCATGACCAAGCTCATCAACAGCACGAGCAGCGAACTGCTGGAGAAGTTCAGCCAGACGGTGCGCTACGCCATGGACGAGGGGCTGATCATCATCGGCATCGTCGTGGGCATCGTGGCCTGTCAGATCGGCACCCCATGGCTCTCCGTCGTGCCGGTGTTCTGCATCGGCATGTACTGGGTCATCCGTGCCTGGCTGATCAGCCGCATCTTGACCGCCCGGATGAAGGGACAGATCCCTCGTCCGAGATCTCTGTTCGAGGAGGACCTTGATGACTGAACTGTTCGACCAGCTGTTCCCAGAGAAGGGTGCTGGCAAGCATGACCTGGAGGACCTGATCACCCTGGTCAACGAGCTGATGCCCCACCCGCAGGCCGAGATGGTCATCGCCAGCTGCTTGGTCACCGCTGGGCTGATGGCAGCCAGCGAGGACCTGAAGAACGTGAACGTCGATGTCCACGACCGCACGGCGGGCCAGTGGGACGACGTCTACATCGAGTTCTCCCTGAACGGGGTGGAGCTGGCCATGGAGGTGAAGCTGCTGTTGACGAACGAGACTAGCCGGGAGTAACTTCCGTTCTAGTGGTACGTCGAAGCGCTACCCGTCGAAGCCCCCTGGTCCCTACTACCTCTCACAAGCAACCAGCAAGACCAGGAGGACAAGCCAGGCATCTCACAAGACCCCCTACCTACCACGAAGGACCTTGGAGCCACAGGTGTGGCTCTATCACCAGGAATAGATTCTCCTCAGGAAGTACTAGGCGTTAGTCCTGGTACACCAAGTTCACCTGGAAGTTCCTAGATGAAGATTTGGCTCATCATCACCATCTCAGCCTTGAAGGCTGTAGCCATGATGAGGAAGTACTAC